GATCTCCTCGACTTCAAGGGTGGTGGAATAGGCGCCTGCAAACTGGTAGGCGATGTCGGAATCTTTCGTGCGCCGGCCGTAGACCATGAAGTCCCGCTCAAGCGCCACGTACGCGTGCTCTGGGAACACGCTCATCAGGATCGGGTAAGCCCGGCTGTTGCGCACTAGGTCGAGGAACCGCGCGCGGTCTACCTCGGGCATCGCACGCAGGTCAACTGGCACCTTGCGGCTGATCGTGCCCGGGTCAACCAACTGGTCGCCCGCGGCGCTGCGCGAAATCTCTGTACGGTCGATCACCGAAACCGACGTTCCCGAGGCGTTGTACTGTGGCGACCAGACTGGGCCAGCCACCATGCATGCTGCCTCGAGGTAGCCCTGCAGATTGTCAGGATCCGTGATGTCGACTGCCAGGCCGGTGGCGTCGAGTTGCTGCGGCAGCCAGTGGCGCGCATAGGCACCTCCGCCATATGCGTATGCGCTCGCCGCCTGGCCCAGGGTAAATCCTTCCAGCTCGACGGCCGGCGCCGGGCAGGCCAGCACGAAGCCGCTGTCGTAGTCGTAGCTCTGCCAGCTGTCGATGTAGCCTACCGGACGAGTTGCTGCCGCAGCCGTGGTGGGGTAGTAGCTGGTCATAACTGCTCCAGCTTCCAACTGAGCACCCCATATGTCTACCTTGTCCCCTGATGCCATCAGCTCGATCATGAAAGAGCGGGAAGTCGTAGGTGTGGCAGACGACACTGAGTAGCGAGTCCAGGTGGCCGGCAGGGTAGCGATAGACGTATTGCGCACGCCCCCGGCAGACCAAAGATTTACCACCCCTGTGCCCGACCTGCGACGCAACCACACCGACCCCGTGTACAGCGCCGATACCCCTGCGGAAAGAGTCTTCGAGAATTGCCGCGCTGCCGTGGACCCCGCCGTCAGGGTAAATGCCGAGCTGCCTCCCGCTGGATCAGCGACGCCTCCTGTCAAGGTTACGTTGGTCGCAGCCCAACCGTTTCCTGAAAAGGATTGGCTGTAGGGGAGAAGATTTGTTGCCTCCAACTCATCACTGATGCGCACACGCATCTGGGCGGTGGGAGACCAATTGCAAAATGGGTACGCGACGCAGCCGATACGCACCGGCGCCGCCCAGGTAACACGGTGGGAACCGTTTGTGCCAGTGAAGCGATGCACCGCGGACTTCACGGCTGCGGGCAGGTTCGAAACGGCCAGGTTGCCAGCGGTGGTCGATGCAGTGAGCGACAAGGCCTGACGCAGCGCGTTCTTGGTAACGATTCTCAGGTTGGGCATGCTATTCCGTGGTGGTGGTGTTCATCTGCAGGGCCAGCGCCTGCATGTCGGCCTTCATGTCGGCCACGATCGAGGCGACCTCGCTGGCCGTGGTGGCGTGTCGGGCGTCCTCTTTGTTCGCCAGGCGCAGCGCGCGGATATCGTCGAGCAGCGCGTACCAGCGGTCGGCGGTGGCCAGGATGTCGTCTGCGGCCTGGCGCGCGCTCCAGCCGGCGCGCCACTTCGCCATCGCCCAGCTGGCCACGCCGGGCGGCACGTAGGCGTCGTCGCCCTCGGGATAGCCGGCAGCGCGGTACTCGCGCGCATGCTGCTCGGCGCGCACATACTCGGGCGTCTGTGTCATCTTGCTGATGACGGCCAGGCGCAGCGCCTCGCCGGCGGCGTCAATCGCACCAATCGCCTCGGTGCGGTACGTCTCGGTTGGCTTTGTGTCGGACCAGACAATCAGCTCGTCGACCAGGTGCGCCACCTCGGAATCGCGGCGACCGGCGCGGCTGAACTCGCCGTCGAAGCGCAGCAGGCGCACACCGGGCTCGTGCCCAGCTTGCGGCAGGATCGGCCCATCGTTCGGGTCTTCTTCCATCGAAGTGCCGAGAATCAGATTGTCGTCCTGCACCATCAAAAACTGCTTGCTCATGAGATTTGCCCCGTTCCGTGCTGATAGCGTATGAAGGCGCCGGCGATCTTGGTGATGTTCTTTCCGGTGTCGACGACCGTGACCGACACGGAGGCCAGCGCCATGATGTTGCTGCCTCTGCCTTTAATCGTCGCGACCGTACCGTCCGTGCTGGGGATCAAAATGACATCGCCACTTTCGACACTGATCTGCCACTGGCACTGGTATTGGCCAGATCCGTTCACAGGATTGATGCCGAGTGTTCCGTAAGTGACGTAAGAGCTGGAGTTGGCCTGACTGTTCTTCTGAATGGACGGAATAGAGACCGAAAATTCAGTGATGGTCGTCGGGTTGTTGATCTGCGGGTTGATGATCAGCGCGCCGTTGATCGTTACTCTGCCATCTGGAGTTACGTTGAAATTTTTGGAATCGATTGTCCCATCAGCCAATAAGGCCAGCCACAGGTTGTCACTCCTATTGCCAAACAGCGCCCCCTGCGGCCCAACGTAAAAGCCTGCTCCCGCGCCGGCAGCAGGCCAAGCCCAGCCGGAAATCGCTCCGCCGCAGAGGTAGCCGCGAGAGCGCAGGTTGTTCACCCAGATGTCGCCGTTGCGCTCCAGGTACCATCCTGACTGGCCGTTGACGTAGTTCGTGCTGGACAGGTCGCCGCCAATCTGCACGAATGACAGCGCGCCGTTCGGGATCTGGTCGGCAATCGTCGAGTCAGCACGAACAATCACCGTACCGTCGGCCTTGCGAATATCGAGCGTTCCCGCCTTGATGGCCGACCCGAGAACCGACCCAGTCACGATCAGGCCACCGTTGATGACAGTCCCCGTTTCGATCCAAGCTGAGCCGGTCCAGCGCTTCTCCATAACGTAGGTGCCGCTGCTGATCGTCACGACGTCGCCAACCACCTTGGCGGTCGGTACCGTGATGTTCGCCAGGGCGTCAGTCCAGGCCGTGCCCGAGCCGTAGTAGTGGCCAGCGCCGCGCGCGCCAGGCGTGCCGGTACCGGATGCGCCGTCGCGCAGCACCGGGATGATCAGCGCGCGCTGGAACTCGTCGCCGTTGCTCACCACCTTCGCGGTGACGATGGCGGTTTGGCCGTTATAAGTGACGTCGACGCTGCGGCCGACGGCGTTCGACAGCGTGCCGCCGACGGCGGTGAAGGTGACAGCGTCGTCCAGGCCAACCAGATCCGCCGTGACGGTCACCTTGGCCAGGTCGACCTGACCTGCTGCATTCAGGTGGAAGCCTGGCGCGCTGGCCGTCAGGTTGATCCAGGCGTTCTTCGGATTGACGATCCGCACCGTCGCGGCCTGCAGGATGGCGTCGCGGTCGTTCAGCACTGCGCTCATACGAGAAACCCTACCTTGACGCGCCCGGTGTTCCAGTCGGGCGCCAATGAAATAACGATGCCGGCGACGCCGGCGTCCATGCCGAAGCGCGGGCTGAAGACGGTCACCGCCTGGCCCAGCTCGAGCTGCAGGAGCTCGGGCACGCCGTCGAACTCGTAGGTCGTGCGCGGCACCTTCCACAGGTCGAGACGGCGCTGCGCCTCGGCGTCTGCGTCGGCCCGGGTCAGCAGCATCGTGTCGACCTGGACCGGCTCGGCGTTCAGGCGGTAGGTGGCCAGCGTCGCGGCGTCGGTCTTGGTCGTGGTCAGCCACTCTTCGGTAAAGAGTCCCTTGTGCACCTCGGGCAGGTTGGCCAGCGTGCCGGCGTCCTGCACGGTCCAGTTCTTCGCGAAGCCCAGCTTCACGGCGCCGACCGCGTCGGTGCGGCCAGTAGGCTGCAGCGTGCCGTCGATCATGTGCTCGGGACGGATCACGAACGGCGTGCCAGTACCGGGCAGCGCGACCTGAATCAGGCGCATCAGGCCCAGGCGCGACATCACCAGCTGGGCGCCGATACTGCCGAGCAGCATCTGGCACGCGACTAGCACGTTGAGCCGGTCGGTGGAGTACAGCCCCATCGGCTGCGGGTGCGCCACGTCAAACGCAGCGAGGTTTGCCAGGTCGATATCCGCATCGGTGAAGCGGTCGGGGACCTTCCCATAGCCGGTTGCCAGGCGCCTGCACATCGTGGCCGCGGTGTCGCAGTAGCCCGCGGCGTTGTCGCCCTTGATGGACAGCGTTACGGCGCCGGCGGGCGTGGACTCCAGCGTCACGGTACCGGCGGCCGGATTAGATGTCATCGCCACCGGGGCGCCGTTGTCGCGCGCCTCGTTGGCGATCACGCCCTCTGCCGACGCGCAGTGGTAGCCATAGGTCAGCGTCGCCGGGTTGATTGGCAGCGGCGTGATGTTCGACACCTGCCCAATTGCGAAAGGAAGGAGCGCGTCCTTCTGCTCGGTCTCGCCGCCCAGCTTCACCTCGGTGATCGCCGTGTTTAGGCGCTGCAACTTGTCGCGCAATTTCAGTGCGAGCTTGTTGCGGCCGCGCGGCGTGATGTCGGCCACGATGCCGTTGAAGATCATCCGGAAGTCAGAGCGCGGCCAGCGAAGGTCGCCGATGTACGCCTTGATCTCCCGGTTCTTCCACACGTATCCGGCGCCGGCCCAGGCGTCGCGCACGCCGGCGGTGTTGTCGATCTCCAGGTCGCCGGCCGACAGCGCGCCATCACCTTCGAGCGACAGTCGCTCGGTGAACAGCGTGCCGACGGTGGCAATCGGGAGGTATTGCGTGTTGGCCGGACTGTCGGCCGGCGACGTGGTGAATGCCTTGGTTGCCATGTAGACCATGGTTTCCACGCCATTCACGCGCGCCGCCGCCTCGATCAGGACGCAACGATACGCGGCCGGGCTTTGCAGCCAGGCCAGGAACTGAGCATCAGTCATTCAGGAGCTACCCTATCTTGCGTCAAGTTGGACTTGACCGCCGAGGTGGTTGCCTTAGCGATCATGGCTGCCGAGCTCTCCGATGCCGCAGCGCCACCACGGATGATGTCGCCCGTCTGCCGATTTGCATCTGCACGCAGGCCCGACACCTCCGTACGCAGCGCCTTCACCTCGGCCACCAGTGCTTCGGTATTGGAGGTGCCGTACGAGCTGTACGGGATTGGCGTGTTCACCGGCGGCGCCACCGCAGTCAGAGGGGCGGTGTTCTTGCCCATGACCGCATTCAGCTGCAGGATCGCTTCCCGCACCGACATGACTTCCTGCTTGACCTCAATGAGCCCGGAGACCTGCTGCTCAAGCGCGGTGAGTTGCGCCTGACCGACGTCGACCTGAGCTTCGGCCCAACGCGCGGCCTCCTCGGTCGCAGCCTGGGCGTAGTAGAAGTCCTGCTGGTACTGGTCGCTGCTTGCGAACACGGTACGGGACGCTTCCAGGAACGAGGTGAACGCAGCCTGATAGTTCGACTGCGCGGCCTCGTCACCGCCACGGGCCGCCGACAAAACTGCCTCGTACTGCGCTTTCGCTTCAGCATACTTCTGCTGGGGCGAGAGTGGCGACAGGTTGCCCAGGACCGCGCTGCTGCGGAGGCTGCGCAGGCTCGACGCGAACGAACTCATTCGATCGATGGTTGCACCGATTGCGTCGACCTCGGCGTTGTACGCATCGGCCAGCGCCGTCTTGGCGTCAGCGAGGGAGATCGTCGTATCGACAATCTCCGGATACACCTTGGCGAACGCCTCCTGCAGGTCCATCAGCGCCACATACTGCTGACGCTGGGCTTCACTGGTCAGGTCCAGGCCGAGTACGTACTGCTTGAACGACTCGCGCGAGCGAAGTCCTGCCAGGCCCATCGCCGACAGCTGGTCGGTGACGTACTTCTGCACTGGCGCCAGACGCTCGGCTTCGGTCAAGAAGTTCTCGGCGAAGCTGGCCGTCTTGCTTGCCAGTTCATCGATCCCGCCAGCCAGATCAATGAACTCCTCACGAACACTAATGCTCGACATGCCGACGAGCCCAAAGGACTTACCGACGCTTGCCAGTACCGAGTCGAGGTTCGCGTAGTTCGCGGCAATGCGCACAAGCGTCTCGAGCGCCCCCTCCCCCGCTTGCTGGAAATCGGTAAGGCCGCCTACCGCCCAGCGTGCCATATCGTCGCCAACCTTCGAGAAAGCCGCTTCGAGCTGCTTCTGAATTTCATCGGCGCTAAGGTCTTTCGTACTGATCTTGCCAATGTCCACCACGAAGCTGTTAAGGCGCTGCGTGAACGCAGTACTACCCAAGCCCAGGAGCTTGCCAGCCTCGCCCACAGCGTCTGACATGTTCTTGATGATCTGCGAGAACTGCTGATCCGCCTCCCTGCCAAGGTCTTTTGGATCGGTCCAGTAGTCGTCGCTGTGAAACCAGCCGCCACTTTTCTTCATGTCAGCATAACTTTGCGCGCGCCATTGCCCTGCGTAGACCCCAGCAACGGTGGTTTTGTTTGCCATAACACCGACATCACGAGCCTCGGTCTTGCCCCCAAAGATGGCGTTACCAATCTTCCCGATGGTTTTGCTTAGGAATCCGCCGAGAAGCTTGTCGGTAACAGTCGCAAGTCCACCCGCAAACAGGACGTCAGCGGCAGTCGACAGTTTGCTTAAGGTCGAGCCGGCGCTGCCGTAGGTCGATGCGGGTGCCACGCCGGTGACACCGTTCTGCGCCAGGATGCCACCCAAGCCAGTGATCGAGCTTTCGATTGCCCGCAGCGAACGTAGCATGCCTGCGGTGTAGTTCAGCTCAATGTTCGAGTTCGCGGCCGATAGTTCGATTGCCTTCGCGATCGACTCCGACTTTGCCGCAGAGTCGCCCAGCACCGAGCCGGTACCAGTTGCCTTCTGACGGTCCGCGGCCGTCGTGTCTTTCCCGCCTCCGATCCCTCCAATCGCAAAGCCCAGGCCGGCCATGACGGCGGCCATTGCGGCCATCCGTGCCCAGGCGCTGTACGGATCACCCTGCGCCTGACCCGCTACGCCCGCCGCTGCCGCTGCTTGGCCTTTCACCATAGATGCAGCAACGTCCGGCCCTACGCTGGCAACTGTCGCTGCAGTTTCCGTCGCCTTGCTCGACACGAACATGGCGGTAAATGCCGTCAGGATCCCGCTCTTCTCGAGCATTGTTTTGATCGACAGTGCAACCTCGAAAGCGCGGAACGTCTTTTCGGCTGCCTCCATAGCCTTGTAGCCGCGCGAGTTCTCGTCAAAGAAGTCCTTGCCGGCGGCAGCCATGTCTCCGTACGACTGGATCTGCGCCTGGGCGCTTTGGCGGGCTGCCAGAGTAGTTGCTGCTGCAACTTTCGCCGGGTCACCTGCCGCTGCCTTGGTGGCCGCGGCAAGTTGCGCAGCGATAGCTGCCTGGTTCTTACCCAAGCCGCTGAGTGCAGTAGTGAGGCCGCCAATCGCCTTGCCGACCCGACCGAACGAGTCCGCCATGCCCTGGGCTGCCGAGCGCGCGGACTCATCGATTGCCGACATGATGTCCAGCAGTTCCTTCGCCTGCGTTACATCGACGTTGGCCTCAAGCCCCTCCTTCTTCCGGGTCAATTCGCCCAGCTTGGTCAGCTTCGCGATTTGCTCGTCGAGGGCGATGAGTTCCGCGTAGGTGGCTGGGCCGGCGTCCAGCTTCGCCTGGAGCTTCGCTCTCTCCATATCAATCGCAGCCGATGCGCTGAGTCCATACGTCTCGATCTCACGCTCCATTTGCTTGATACGGTCATCGATGGCCGCGGTGCCAGCCCGCAGGCTGGCGTAATGGTCAGCATCGTTCTTTGCCTCCACCTCAGCCCACTGTGCGGAGCGCTGCTGCGCTTCGATGGCTTGTTCCTGCGCCGCGACTTTGTCGATGAGGGCGCGGGCTTCGTTGATATGTTCCTCGCTGAGCTTGTTCTTGCCGGTGCCGATCGCTGCGTCGAGCTTGATCGTCATCTTCTGGGACTCAGTCAACTTGTCGTATCCGCTCAGCTCGAGCTCGTTCGCCGCTATCTTTTCTTGGACTGAAGTGACCAAATTCTGATACGCGGTCTGCTCTTGCTTAATCTGCGAGGCTGCGCCTTTGTCGGCGTACTTGGCTTTTACCCATGCGATCATCGCTGGGGTTACGCGGCCGTACTCTTGACGGAGCTTTTCGAGCTCATACCTTTCTTTTTCTTCAGCTGTGCCATTTTGGCCGAGCCATTCGGCATACCGTTTATTGAACGCAATATCTTTGCCGCGAGCTAGCTCCTTCTCACGCTCATTGACACGCTGCAGAGCGGTGTCGTAGTCGTAAATCAGGTCGATCTCACTCAGTTGCAGCAGCGTCTTCTCACGTCCGTTAGGCAGTGCAGCCTGCTGCGCGCGATTCGCTTCGAGCGCCGCCTTCGCGCTTGCGAGGCCTGCAGCATCTGCATCATTGAGTTCACCCAGGCTCTTAATACGCGGCTCGGTCGCGGCAAGGTTATTACGCTCACGCAGCTTCTCGATCTGCTTGTCTAGCCGCGCAATCATCTCCTTAGTAGCCTCTTCCGTCGACTGAGCCACCTTGTCATTCGCCTCTTCGGCCTTATTGCCCCAGGTCATCCAGGCCATGCCGCCGACGGTGAGCAAAGTAATCACGGCACCGACTGGCCCCCCAAGCAGCGCCAAACCGCCGCGCAAGATATTGCCAGCAACCGACGCGGCGCCCATCGCCGCCGTGAGTCCAGCGCTTGCGAGGCGCAGGCGCAAGGTTGCCGCCGCAGCTCCACCGGTGGCAATTACTTCAGCCTCGCGCGCGGCAGCGATCTTCGCGGCGCCGGCAGCGGCTGCAGCGGCCGCCGCGTTTTCGTTGGCGACGCGTACGGCCGCTAGCTCGGCTGACGATGCAGCCATGCCTTTTTGAATTGCGTCGAGCTGGGTCGCGAGACGCGCCATTTCTGCAACACGGGCCGTACGGCCAATTGCATTGATCTGGGCAGCAAGGCGCGTTTTTTCCAGCGCGATTTCCGCCCGGACGATGGCGCCGGTCTCGGTAAATTGCGCGAGCCGTGCCGCCACGGCGGCCTCTGCAGTTGCAGCTGCTGAAGCCATGCGCTGCCTGTCAGCCGCAACCTCAGCACGAGCGGCGGCCACCCCTTCCCGCGCGCGGGACTGTGCAATCAGCGCAGACTGGCGCTCCGCCTCGGCGCGGCGCATCTCGACCGATGCCGACTCAACTGCCGAAGCGGTTAGCTGCTTATTCGCGGCGATTCGCGCGTACGCGCCTGCAACCCACTCTGCCGCCCATGTGCCGCCCTTAATGACGGTCAGCCCGGTCATGACCGTCAGGAGGCCGGTCAAATTGTCCGCCAGCAGGGCGATGCCCTGCGTCATGGCGGCAACCGATCCATTATCCTTGGCACGAACTGCTGAGACTTCCATGACCCGGTCTTTTAGCACTTGGAACGCGCCGCTGATCGTCTGTACTTCCTTCGCCTCTTCGCGAAGCTTTTGAAGCGAGCGCGGCAAAGCCTCGGATAGAACGTCGGAGGTAAGCTTCCCCTCCTCTGCCATTTTCTTGAGGGCGCCCACTGGTACGCCAATACCCTCAGCCAATGCGAGCATCACGCGCGGGCCAGCCTCATTGACGGCATTGAATTCTTCACCGCGCAGCACGCCCGACGCGAACGCCTGAGACAACTGCAGCATCGCCGACGAGGCTTCTTGCGCAGTGGCGCCGCTGACCTTTAGGCCCAGGCCGACAACTTCGGTAATCTCTGCGATTTTTTTTTGACTATTGCCCAGCTCCCGCGTCCCGTTCGCGATCTTCGCGTATAAGACTCCGATATCGGCGATGCTTGCCTGTGCGGTGGTGGAAATGGCCTTCACACTTGCCATGGCCTGGGTATATTCGCGGGTCGACAGCGTCGCCAGGCGCAACTGTGCCGTGAATTTGGTGTATTGGTCAGTCATCTCGATGACCTGGGCAATACCAAGGCCCAAGCCAATACCAGCCAGCGCGGATTTCGCTGCATCTGCCGCACGCGCCATACCACTAGTGGCGGAGGTAACCGTTTGGCGGGCAGCGTTCATATCGCGCTGCAGGCTCGCGATGTCAGCCCTGAGCCTGATTTCCATTTCACTGATGACCATGCATCGCCCTGCTCAAGTGGCCGCCGTGAGGCACGCCGAAAGTAAAAAGCCAGCGCAAAGGCTGGCTCCTATTGCCCATCCCTCGCCGAGGAAAGCGCTATCCGATCAAACACCTGCAAGACTTCCAATTCCCATTCGGTGAACCGCACGCCGTATAGCGCTTGGTACGCCTGGATGCCGCTCAGCGTGATTGGGCCGAGTCCTTCCATGACCGGCTGCCGGTCGAGCCGCTTGAACGCCTCCCACAAAGGGAGGCCCAACTTCGGCCATCGGATATTCAGGCGAGGATCGACCTCGCCTGTGTTCTTGGCAACGCGCTGGAGATGTGCCCGCAGCGTGGCGCCGTCGCCTTGCCGCGCGAGTAGTTCATACTCGGCGCGGCAGCACTCCGCTAGGCTTTCGCGGAGTCCTTGATAAAAAGCTCGGTCTTACGGATGCCCGCCAGGACCTGGGCGCGCAACCACTGCTTTTTCGGATCGGTGTACAAGGCGCGCGCGGCGGCCGGCGAGAATTCCAACGGCACGCCGCCGCGGGTCAGGTTCCAGCCCAGGGTCGAGGCCACCAGGTAGTCGGTTTCGTCCTCGATGTCGTCGAGCGGGTCGGTGGCCGACAGCTTGCCGTTGTTGGCGAACTCGGCGCGCAGGCGGCGGGTGCGTGCCAGGTCGATCTTCTTGCGCGACTCGTGCTCGGGGCTGGCCAGCTCGATGACGGAGCTGGTCGGCGAACCGGTACGCGGATCGTTCAGCGTCAGCTTGCCGACTGGGATATCCTCGTAGGCGTCGATGTCCAGAGTGTCGACCAGTTTATGCAGCAGGTTGCTCGGTTGTGCGTTGTTCATGGTGTTTCCTTCGCGAGAGGTGGGTGAAAAATGCTGCCCGCGCCGGCCGCCGCGCCCGCGAAGGCGACAGCGACCAGCCGGTGCTGGGTAAGGCCGCGGTTAGGCGGCCGAGTCTTGGATGGCAATCGTGGTGAGATCGGTGGCGACCGTCGCGCCGCCAGCGGTGTTCAGGAGCGCCTGGTACGGGATGGTTTGGATCAGGATCTTCTCGCCGTCGTCCTTGTCGGCGCCGTTGATCTTCAGGCGGCCCAAGCTGAACGCGATAAAGTCCGAACTCGCCGAGTTGTCGGCGGTGAAGGCCATGTAGGCCGACACCTCGGTTTCGTTGTAGAAGGCATCGCGCAGCGCGGTCGAGTCGAACTTCGCGGTGATCTGGCCGGTCACGATGACGCGACCGGTCGCCACCTGGTCGGCTACGTTCGAGCCGATGCCTGGCTCACTCGACTGCGCGCTCGAAATCTCGATGCTTGCGCTCGTGATCGTGCCGCCGGTTGCATTGCCCACTTTGACCACGCCATTCACCGCCGCCATGGTGCCGGTCACGGTGACAGGAGTCGGACTGGTGAAGTATTGCGCGGTACCGCCGGTGACGTCGCGCCCCGTGAACTCGACCGCCACGGTAGCCATGCCGGAGGCCGGCAGCGTGAAAGTGATCTTCGAGACCTTGCAGCCGGTGAAAAGCTCGCTTGCCGGAACGTCCGGGTGCCAGTGCTCGACGGAGAACGACTTGTCGGTGTGGCCAGACTGCGGGATCATCGTCTTCTTGCCGACCACGGAGACCGTGGCACTCGCGATCGGACCTTCCGTCACCAGCGACGAGCCGTTCAGGACCACGCCGGTCAGCACCGTGGCGGTGAGGCCGGTCACCTGAATGTTCTTGCTCAGGTTGGCGGCATTGAAGGCGCCTGCTGTGGCGCGCACGACGTCACCGATCTTCACGCCGTCGGCCAGCCAGGAGCCGGCTGCGCGGGTGAGGGTCCAGGCGCCCGACGCGCCGCCGATCGTGATCGAGGCGCCGGTCACGGTTGCGCCAGCCGCGAAATCCTTTTTCAAGGCAGCGGCGATGAAGTCGGAATAGGTCTTGGCCGACAGTTCGCCGCTGATCGAGCCGCCCACCTTACGCAGGCCATGGCGGAAGTCCGCAACTTGGAAGTCAGGACGAATCTCGCCCGATTGGTAGGTGTCTTTGGTCAGGCTCAGCGAGGAGCTGACGCGACGCATCGACTGTGCGGCCGCCGCCGGCGGCGCTACGCCGTAGTTGGCGCCTTCCGACTTGTAGGCGACCTGTTTATAAACTCCGCTTGCGACTCCCATGTTTCTCCTTTGGGCATAAAAAAGCCCGCAAGCGGAAAGCATTGCGGGCGGGTTTGAAGTAAGTGCTGCTAGTTCTGTTCGTAGTGCGTGACCTTGAAATCGACGCTCTGGAAGTGGTTGCCGGCGCCATCCTGCAAGTCCGGACCGATGGTGTCGCGCTCGATGCTGATCACGTCAGCATCGCCGATTAGGCCGCGCTGAAAATTACAGGCGCGGCGCACTAGGTCGCGCAGAGGCTTCACCTCGGGGTAGGCCTTGGCCATCACCATCACTTGCACCCTGGTCACCACCACTGATTGCTCGGCCTGCGCATCGATCGCCCCGACCGGGACCGACGAAATCTCTTTGATCCCCAGTGCCGGCATTGCCGTGCCCTCCGGCACGTCGCCGGCCATGACTCGGTCGGCGACGCTCGCCGTAACGAGGGCCGAGCCAGCAAGTAACGCGCGAATAGCTTTGACGCTCATGAATTCTCCGGGGCTCGCGTATTGAGCTTCTCTTTGGTCATCCGCTCGCGGATCTTAGCGACCACAGCAGCAACCACCGACTTGGGCGCCGTATCTGCCGTAGGCCGCATGAACGGTTGCGCCTTGGTGCCTGGGTGATTAACCTCCCGCGCCGCTTTCCCACCAAAGGACAAGGCCTTCTTCTCCTTGGGGGTGATCTTGTGCGGCTTGGTGTCGAATTCCACCAGATGGGCATGAGGCGCCTTCCGGCCGCCGACCTTGAGCGATGCGTACACCGTTCCCTTCTTGACCCGGGTCGTCACGCGCAGGCTCTTCACCAAATCCCCATCATCGACAGGAATAAGCGGCTTGGCCACAGCCTTGTATTCATTGGCGCCAGCGCGCAGTGCGGCCCGAAGGATGTTCTTCTCGATCTTTGCTGGCAGTTGCTGCAAGAAGTCTGCGCACTCTCGCCCACCTACAATCGTTTCGTCAGCCATTCGAATATCCTTCCAGCATGCACTCTACGTGCATGCGGTCATCCAGCAATGCAGGACCTGCCACGATTTGCATCACGCGATCTCCGAAGCGGCCGTGCAGCGTCACGCGCATGTCCGGCGTAACGATATGGAACTTGCGAAGGCGTAGCCGCGCGGGCTGCGTCGCCGTCGCCAGTCCGTTCTGAACCTTCTCACCTCGACTGGACAACACATCCTGGACATTTGCCCAGATGTGGTCGGCCACCACTTCCCAGCTATCCACTTCGGTGCCGTAATCAGGGTCGCGCGCTTTTGTCTTGCGCTCGATAGTTACCCTGTCATCAAGCCTGATCATTGTCGCCATCAGTACACCACCTCCCCGTCGAGCAAACGCAGCGCACTAGCGCCCATTGAAGCGGAAAGCTGGCCGAACTGTTCCGCCACGCGACGCAGAATGAAGCCCTTGACCGAATCCGGCACGCTGGTGTGATCCGGGCCGTAGCCGGCGACATACTGCACCTCGACCGCATTGATGCGCGCTGCGGTCGCCGGCCAGGCCTTGCCCGGCGCCGGCACGATATAGCCGGGCTCGCTCTCGGTGTCGACTTGGTAGTCCTGCGGGTCGAGCGTCTGCTGCTGGCCTGCCTGGTCGAGGAACTTCACGTGCACGACCGAGATCAGCCGCGGGCGCGGCAGCTTGATGGCGCCCTCGAATCGGTCAAGCGTGATCCGGAGGGTCTGCGTGATGAACGCTCGTTGCGTTTCGAACTCCGCCTCTGCCGTGGCCGTCAGGACGGCTTGCTTGACCTCGTCGTCCAGGCCTGCGCCGTTTGCGCGCGCCGCCGTGATGGCGGAATCGAGCGAAACCGCTAGCTCGGCCGGCGGAATGATCACTTTCGGGGTCATCGGTAGTTTTCCTGTATAGCTGGCGGCCGGCCACCGGTGAATACCTGGGCCGGGCGCGAGTGGTATTCGTGTCGTTGCGGCGTGTAGCCGGATCCGGCCGGCGCCCTGGCGTATTCGACCTGAGCGCTGTGCTTGAGCACGACGTCGCTGCCAAGAAGCGTGAACGTCCCGGCAGCAGCCGGAAGTCGGCGCACCACCTGGAGCAACGCAGCGGCACCAGCAAGCTCAAACTGTCCGCCCCCGGCCGAGAGTCGCCGCTGCGCCACGATGTTGACCGGCGATGCCGCGAGGCTGTACGCGCCAGCGCCCGCAGCCAGGCAGCGCGCCGCGGTAAGCGCCACCGGTGCGCCATTGAGCGCGAAGCTGCCGGGCACCGCCGTGAGAACGTAGGTCGGCCCGCCCGGGGCCGGCGCGGCGGTGTGCACCAGCGTGGCGCCACGGCCCACTAACACAAACGAGCCTGGCGCGGTCGACAAGCGGCGGGATGCCACCAGCGCGGCGGCGCCGCCGGCGAAGCTGAACTCGCCGGAGCCAGCCGCCAGCCTGCGAGCAACCCGGAGCCCGGCCGTCGAGCCAGAAACAGCGAACGCCCCGGACGTCACCGAGATTTGGCGCGCGGCCCGCAGCACTGCTGCGGCGCCAGCCAGCGAGAACGAACCAGGCTCTGCTGCCAGCTTCCGGTTTGCCCTGAGGCTCGCCGCGCTTCCTGCGAGAGCAAACGCCCCAGCGCTGACCGTCAGCGTGTAGCTTTTCGGTCGCGCCTCCTCATCATCGTCAGCGAATGGGTTCGCAAATGTCTGGTAGATGCCGCCGGAGAGAGCGGTGGCCTGGTCCGGAGACAGCACCAGGTCAATCACTCCCGCGAGTTCGATCGAGCCATCCCAAACCCTGGCGCCGTCGCTGGCGCGATTGCCGATCGTCAGCGGCACGGATGGCGCGTCCCTCAGAACCCCGGCGACAACACTGTCGTTCAGGACACGCTGCCCGTTCACGTACGCGTTGATCGTGCTGCTTGCGCCGTCATAGGCGTGCGCCACGATCAGGATGCAGTCCTGCCCTACCGCAGCCGTCGAGGCTGTGCCCGGGATATCAATGTTTCGCTCGGTGCTGGACCCAGCATAGAAGCCGTAGCTGATGGCGGCTCGCGAGCCGTACCACATCAGGAACTGTCCGCCGCCGCTGGAGGTCTTGTCGAACAGGCGTCCTAGGTTGCCCCCACCGCCGCCGTTGCGGCGAAATCGGAATATGTAGGAGCGCCCGGTCAGCGGGAAGTCGCCGACTAGCCCTGTAGTGATCCGGTCCGTGCTGCCGGCACCAAGCGCCGCGCCAAAGCCGCCGACCACGCCGTCCGGCGTGCTGACCATCTTCACGCCGACAGTGGTTGCCGCCTGCTGCGCTACGGCGTCGAAGCCGCGGTGCACACCCGGAAGGGACAGCAGGCGCAGGGCTGACGCCAAGGCGTGCTGGCGGTTCAGCTGCAGCTTGCCCTGCGGCTGGTAGCGCATGCCGGCCATATCACCCCTTCGCGAATAGCACGCCGCGCAATGTCACCGGCTGCAGCGTATTGCCGTAGCCGACCAGGCGCACGTACGAAATTTCCTTTGGCAGGTCGATCGGCACCGGCGTCGAGGTGCTGTTGGCGTTGGCATTGCCAGCGCCGCGCCAGATCTCGACGATGTTCGTGCCGTCGTTCTTGTCCGAGCCCTGCCAGATGAACTGGCCAGCCACGCCCGGAGCGGAGGTGTTGGTGAGGAATGCGGCGAGTTGGCCACCGTTCAAGGTGGCAACCGACACCCATGGCCCAACGACAAACGGCGCGGCCTCAGAAGTACCGGGAGTCATCTGCGTGGCCGCCAGTACTTCAACGGTCTGTCGCGTTGGTGCTGTCATTTCTCGCTTCCGTCAGGGTTGTACAGGGCATCGGCCACTTCCAGCAGCGTCAGCGGGGCGGGCTCGCAGCCCAGGGCGCAGAGCTTGTCCGCGTCCGCCTGGGTCACGGCGCCGGCGCCGACGAAGGACTGCACCGCGGCCTGGGTGACCGGCGAGCCGATCCGTAGGCGGCCTTGCTCCAGCAGCGGCACGACGTGGCGCAGCTCGGGGTTGCCCTTGATGAAGTCGATCAGCTGGTTGCCGGCGGCGATGCCGATCACCTCGAGGATCGTGCCGTAGCCGATCTCCGTCGCACTCGGGCGCGTGCGACCGATGGACAGGATCAACGCCAGGGCGGCGCAATCCTTGGCGGCGCGCGGCGCGGCGCAGGCTGGATTCGCGCGGGCACCGGCGCGAAGCTCGGCTTGTTGGTCGGGCGTCATAGTCACTGACTCACGCGAATCGCCGATTCGGCTTGGGCCACGAGACCCAACTCCATTTTCAGCTCGTGCAGCCGCGGCTGTTCAATCGCGTCGACCTCGGCGGCCAAACTGGCAATCTTCGCGTCCAGCGCATTCTGCTCGGCGATTGCGCTGTCGAGCTCAGCCTGCTTGGACGCCGACAACGCCTTCACGCCGTCGATCTCGTCACGCAGTTCAGCCATACGAGCGCGCAACGCGGCTTTTTGCTCAGTGAGCATGTTGTTCGTGGTGTTCATCGTCGCTCCCATTAGGACTTGGTCCACACGCCGGCGGCGTTGTCGAAGTCGAGCGTGATGCTCTCGCCGCTGGCCAGCGTAACTGGGCTGCCATAGTCGTACCAGCAGACCAGTGCATCGGTTGGCGAGACGGTGCTGTCGTTGTAGATGACGGCGTAGCGGAACGGCGCCATGTCGCCGCCGACTGCCGTGATCACCTCGTCGGCGATGGTCACCTTGGTGACGCCGTTCGCCTTGCTCATCGTGACACTGTCGAGCAGGTAGCCGCCGCCGGCCCCGGCGACGTAGCCACCACTCGCTGCGATCTGCGTGATGTCGGCCAGGACAGCGTTGTTTGGGCTCGGCGCCACATTGGTCAGCGCCACCTTGAAGGTATGGGCGCCCCAGTTGTGCACGGCGCGCGCCTCCTGGTCGACGTAGTCGTTGAATTTGTTCATCGCCGCGTTCGGCATCACGCACCTTTTGATGTTGCGCTCAGCCGCTCGCAAAGGAATGCAAGCAGCTGCTCGTCTGATTTATTCGTTACGTCTTCAGGGAAGACAGGGATGCTGCCGCGCGGCCCGCGCACGGCAACGTAGATGATTCCCGGCTCCGCCGCCTGGGCGCGCAGTTTGGCGAGCCAGGCGACGGTGGCGGGCTTCATCGCTTACTTAGCCTTGCGGCCGGCCGGCTTGGCTTCGCCGCCGCCCTCCAGTGCAGCATGATCCGGCTGCGGAGCTTCTTCGCCGGTCGGCTCGTCGTCCGAATCTTCGTGCAGCTCGGCCGCGCCGGTCTTCACGATCGCAGTAGCGCGATCTTCTTCGAAGCCGGCGATGTCGCCTGGGCTGTACATGGACCAGGGTTTGATGAACTTGAGCAGTTTCATAGTCGATATCTGTCGGATGGTTAAGCCGACGCGCCGAAGCACGCCGGCAGCCGTTGTGGCTTAGGCGCCCCAGGTGACGCCGGTCAGGACCGAGATCGATTCGACGTGGCGCGGGCCGAAGTCGTGCTTCGCGATCACGCGGATCAGCGTCTGGTCACGCTGGAAGGCGCTGACCATGTTGCCGTCGCTGTCCTTGTAGGTCGCCTCTTTCGAGTAGTCGATCAGCAGCGTCTCGTCTTCGCCGATGAAGCAATCGCCGAAGTCCACGAAGTAGATTTCCGACTGATTCGCGCCGGCGCCGAGGTTGTTCGGGATCTGGGTGGTGGTGCCGACGGGGTAGCCCTTCAGCATCTTGTCCTTCATCTCCGGATATACCTTGTTGCCGTTGCCGTCGCGAAGCGCTTCCAGGTAGCGGAAGGTACGCGGCGACATCATCCAGCCAGGCTGCAGCATGTTCGCGTCGACACCTTCGAGCGCCAGGATGGCTTTGCTCAGGTCGGTCTCGATCTTCTGCAAGGTATCGCCATTCGAGGCGACGATCTTGTTGCCGGCCAGAGCCCAGGCCAGCAGGCCCTTTGGCGTGTTGTTGGTGCCGTCGTCGCGGATGAAAGCCTTGTCTTCACGGATCGCGATCGCGGCCGTCAGGTCGTCCACCACGATGCGGTCGACGTTCGGATTCGAGCCCGAGTAGCCCAGCAGGTCGTTCGAGATCGGCACCAGAGCAGCCATCTTCTTGCTCGACAGCTTCATGTCGGCGAACTGCTGGTTGGTGACCGGCGCATCGGTGTCGCTGCCGATGTAGCCGACGATGGCACCGCCCTTCAGACGGGGAATGGTAAGGTTGCCATTGACCAGGGGCAGCGGGCGCGCGCCCATGCGGCGCACCAGCGTTTTCGGACGCAGCAGTTCGATCACTTCGGACGCGAGATTGGTCGGAACCAGCACACCGCCAGCGCTCGAGGTGAGCGTATTCAGGGACATCGCAACCTCTTCGCCGAACTGGTTGTTCATGGCGAACTTGGCGGCTTCCTGAACATTACCTTGGGCGGCCGCCAGTGCGCGAACCATGCGCGCCATTTTGGCGCCAGGGACTTCCGGCGTGCGCGGCGTCGCCGGCAGGCTGGCACCGGCTGCCGGCGGCGCAGCCGGCTGGTGCGCGGCATTCAGCGCGCGGTCGACCGGTACGGCGGCGGCCGCGGCGATGGTTTCGGCCGCTTCCATGCGGGTGATCTGCGCGGTCAGCTCGGCGAACTTGGTTTGCAGGCCGGAGAACTCGGTCAGCTGTTCGGCGGTCAGTTGGCCGCCATCCGCTTCGATCTTGGCCAGGGCTTGCACGCTGGCATTGACCTTGGCGCGTTCGCTGCGGAGTTCATTGATGGTTGGCATAGATGCCTCTCCTAGAAAAGAAAAAGCCGCCCGAAGGCGGCCTGGTTGCTTGTCCCGCGAACGCGGTCAAATCTGGGTCTGCAGCGCCATCGCTTTCGCGCGGGCGCCAATGGACGTTTTGGTGTTGCGCGCAACACGCGCCTGACGGGCCTCGGCGGCGATCCGGTCGATTGCGGCCTGCGGGGTTTCGATGCGATCGGCAAAGCCGACGTCCATTCCCTGTTGCCCCATGAAGACGCCTGCCTCGGTACCGCGCACAGCGTCGGCGCCAATGCCGCGGTACTTGGCGACGGCATCGACGAACTGGCCGTAGTAACCCTGGACCATGTCATTCAGGAATTTCAGCGACTGGTCCGACAGCGGCTCGTGCGGACTCAGGTCGTTCTTGTGTGCGCCCGCGTAGACCGTGGTCACCTTGACGCCCATCTGTTCGTTGCGGGCCGAGACGTCGAGGTGCTTGGCGATCACGCCGACCGAGCCCACGCCCGATGTGCGCGACATCGACACGTTGCCGATCGCCGAGGCCAAGAGATAGCCGGCCGAGTAAGCACTGAAATGGGTGATCGCGCTCATCGGTTTGGCGCCGCGCGCGTCGAACAGGAAGTCCGCAAGCTCGAAAGCGCCCACGGTGCTGCCGCCAGGGCTGTCGATATCGAAGGCGATCTGTTCGACGGCCGGGTCGGCGAGCGCAGCGTTCACCTGTGCACGCACCTGCTCGTAGCTGGTCATCGTCTCGCAGGGATTCATTTGCATGCTGCGGCTGACCAGCACGCCGTGCACCGGAATGATGGCGACGCCTGTGTCAGCGATGGTCTGGCGCCGCTCCGATTCGGCGCGCATCGCGGCCGTCTCGTAGGGCTCATCGTCCTCTATCATCTGCGGCTGGGCGCCGTTGACGCTCAGGTTGACGATGTTCAGGCTCATCTGCTGGTTTGCCCAGGCCGCGGCCTGGTCGAGCATCGACTCGGTGACCATCAACGGCTGGTTGAAGATCATGCTGGCGATGCGGAAGCGGTTTTTCATGCGAGGATTCCTTCGATTTCTTTCACCTGCTGTGGCGTCGCCTTGGCATCGGGTGGCGGGACCTGCGCCTGGGCGCCGGCCTGCGGGTTTGCTGCATCGACCATGTTCAGCGGCTGCAGGTAGACGTTGCCACCAGCCACCGGCGGCAGGTTTTCCAGGCGCCGGATGTCGTTGACTGACAGCCAGCCCCAGTTACGCGCCACCGCATAGGCCTCGTAGCGTGATTTCTGGTCACCGCGCAGCAGGCCGGAGACGTTGAACTCGATGTAATACTCAGCGCGCTCGCTCGGCAGTAGCAGGTCGCGCATCATGGCCTGCTCGTGCCGCTTGATCCACGGCAGCAGGGTATAGATGACGAACTGAATGCCTTGGTGCTCGATGTTCGAGAACGTCGCCTTGTCCAGCTCGCCGATCATGTGCGGCGGGGTCTTGTAGATGCGCGCGATCTCGAGTGAGCACAGTTTCAGCGCTCCGATCAACTCTGCATCGACGTTCGTCATCGACAGCGGCTTGAAGGTCATCCCTTCCTGCAGCATCGCCACTTTCTTGGCGTTGCTGCTGCCGCCGTAGCGCTGCGCCCACTGCTCAACCAGCCGATCGATAACGCCCTGGTCCTTGATCGCGCCGCTTTCGCGAGGCCGCTCAATCACGCCCGACAGCGCAGTGCCGTTCAGGAACGACTTGCCAGCGTACTGCTGGATCGCTTGTGCGTGGCCGATGGCATTCGCATGGAGCATCACCGGCGACATGCCGACATAGTTGTTCAGCCCAGCCCAGCGAATGTGGTGGATCATCCGCTGCGGCAGGAGGTCGCCGCCGTCAATACGGTAGTAGGGACGCAAGTCGCTGCCCTTGTACACCGTGACCACCCCGTCGATCGGATGAAGCGCGGTCGGCGTGCCGTCGGTATCGCGAATGATCTTGCTATAGGAGTTTCCGTAAAGCCCGACCTTGAGCTGCTTTTGCTCGCGGTATTCGAACGGCGTCTGCCATTCGTTTGGCTCCCAGGCAATCACACGATAGAGTTTGTGGTCGCGCGCCGGCTCCCGCTTGCCCTCACCCTTGCGCCGGAAGAGCTCGACCGGCAGCTGGGCGACGCTCTCAGCGAGGAGCGTTACGCAGGCCTGCAGGGCAGTCAGCGCCAACGCGCTTTCTGGCGTGACCACCGGCCCCGCGTCGGACCGCGTGCCGCCCAGTCCGGACAGCCACCCGCCGCCAGCACTGACGGGCTGGCCCGAGAAAAACTGTCGTGCGAACATTCTTAGCCTTTGCTGCCGCGGCGCGCGACTATGTAGGACCAGGCGAGCAGCGCCAGGCCGGGCACAATGAAGCCGGCCGGCTGGTAGATCAGCGCGGCGCCGGCGGTGAGCAGGCCCAGGCCGAGCACGCCGGCGAGCAGCGTGATCCAGTCCAGTGGGGTCATATCGTTATGCCTTTGTCGTAAATTGATCCCACCGCCATGGCGACGGGGTTTAGTGCCATCAAGGAAACGGCATCGAAAGTAGCCATTAGCGGATCGATTTTTCCGGTGCCGCTGGCCTGCTTGTTCACACTCACGGCATTGCCGTGCGCTTGCGTCCGAGCGTTTGAGACGCACCAGGCCATGAGCGGCCGGTCGCCGTGCACCATCTCGCCGCCTGCGAGCGCACGCTCGGTATCCTTGATTGCCCCAGTGAGCTTCCAGCCTTGCGAGATCGCTACAATGTCGCGCTCTGGCTCGGTGGAGAAACCACGCAGAACGAGTTCCTTGACCAGCGCGCCAATGCCGGCACCGTCGACGCCGATCCCGTATTTCTCCGGGAGCAAGCCAACATCGCGGAGGCGCTCAACGATATCGGCGACGCCGGCGACGTCTGGCCCCGGCTTGTCTACGATCGTCAGATCGCCGTCCTTCTGGAAGTCGAGCAAGCGAGGAGCAATCTCCTGGCGCCTCTTCAGCGCAATCTGGTGCGCCCAAGCGTGGCACCACAGGAGCCACCTGCCGGTGTGACGCTCACGCCCCAGCACTGCCAGACCCAGCAAGTCATCCAGCCCGCCGCCGTCGACTCCGACTACGGCTACCTCACTGCGCTCAATTAGGGAATCCAGGTTGATGGATTTGTCGCCTGCGGATTCCCAGAAATCCACGCCCGCCCAGCGATCGGACCGCAGATTGAGGCCGATCTCGATATTCAGGTGCTTCGCCAGGAACTGTTGGAAGGCGCCGTCTGTCCGCGCCTGGAACTTCTTGAGCTGGTCTTCCAGCCACTCTGCGCTGACTGAACGGCCCATATTCGGGTTCGTGATGTAGAAGGTTGACGGATCGAGGTATGCCTTCCTCTTCACCATCTCCGGCGGGTATTCGTACAGCACGCCGAGCGAGCGCGGATCGTCAATCTTGCCGTCGCGAACATCGCGGAAATAGTTCAGCTTGTCCTTGAACACGCCCGCCGGCGGCTCGTCACTCTGCGTCGTCAGGTAGATGACCCAGCCTTCGTTTCTCGACACCTGGCCGCCGAGCGCTTCCATGAACATCGCTTCGGCGTTCGAGCGCTTGCCGAACAGCCAGTGCTCATCGACCAGGACACGACCCGACTTTTTACCCGAGACAGTGTCCGTATCGGCTGCAACCACCTTCAACGACGCTTTCGACACGCGGTGAGTGATCATGCGGACGTGGTCCTGCACGTGGAACAGGTCCAGCAGCTCAGGATCCGCGCGCACCATTGCGGCGGCCGGCTTGAAACTGTTGTCGGCAACCTCTTTGGTCGGCGCCAGGATGAGGTGCTCTTCACCCTCACGCCAACAAAGGATGACCGCAGTGAGCATGATGCCGGCCGCGATCGTCGACTTCGTATTCTTCTTGCTGATCAGCAGGTAATACTCGCGGATCAGCTGATTGCCGGTCTCAGCGTCGTAGCCGCCGAAAATGGCGGCCACGAAGTCGAACACCCACTGTTCACTACATTCGCCGAAATTCGGGCTGCGATACTCGCTTAGCGCTTCATCCCAGACCGTCTTTGGCAGGTCGGTAACCTGCAGCTGCTTGAAAATGGCGAGCGCCTGCTCGGCCTGGTCGGGGAAGATCGGCCCCGGGATGATAGATTCGCCATTAACCAGTCGTTCCACCCAGTCGCGGCACGCCGTCGTCCATGCTGGAGTTGCACCCATCCTCAGACTTTCTTACCGCCGGCAGCGGCCAAGCGAGGGGCGGCGGCCTGTCCGAAGCGATTAGCGACAGTCTTAGCCTTTTCGCCAACCTGCTCCTTCTTGCCGCCTTCACCCAGCTTCTTGTGCTTGAAGGGAAGCATTGCCTTCGCCGCATCGATTCGAAGCCGCAGGTCAGCGGCCGGCTCGTTCATCACGTTGGTAAGGAACTCGACGGGGTCGGCGGTCGAGGGAATTTCGATCGTGTCGACTGGCGTGCCACCAGCTGGCGGCACCGATGCCCGACCGCTCCCGGCCTGCTCCTGGCGCGCCTGGTCAAGGCGGGCTTTAACATCCTTGTCTTTAACAAGCCGGGAGCCTGCAGCAGACGCTGTCGCCTCGCTGTATCCGGCACGAATTGCCGCTTCCTTATTCGAGAACCCGGCCAAAACGGCATCGGCGAAGGCTCGCTTTTTGCCTGTTAAAGCCATTAACAATTTCCTCCAAGGGGACTTTTTTCTGCGCGTGGGGAACAGGGTGGTGTCCGAGGGCCAAGGGGTCCCAGAGATTGACCCTGCCCCTCCCCTCACCCCGCGACCAGGCCGCCAGCGGCGCGTTGCCGCGCCTCCGCAGCCGTCTTGGCGTCGTGGCAAGGCGTGCAGAGCAGCCATTTGTTTGAGTCGTCGTCACTGCCGCCGGCCCACAGCGGAACCTTGTGGTCGACGGCGGTGCCGAGCGCGGTGATGCCTTTGGCCAGACATGCCTGGCACAGCCCGCAGTCACGGCGCCGGATGCGCTCGCGATCAGCAACGCCCGCGCTGCCTCGCTTACGCTCGACCGTGGCGGCCGGTGCCAGTGCCAGGCGTGTGACCTTGGCGGGCTGGAGCCGCGGCTGTAAGGTGCGCAGCTTCGGCATCAGTGGACCTCGATCTTGATGCCCTTGTCGATCCAGTAGCGGACTCGCTCCCAGCTCGGCTGGCAGTGCGTCAAGCGCGCGGTGAGCAGCACGCCGACTAAGTAGAACTTGAGCCACCAGCGCACCTTCAACTTGAGCGTCAACGTCGTCGTGGCCATCAGCGCCGTCCTTTCTTCTTCCGTGCCGGGCGCTGCGGCGCGCACGGCAGCAACTGCGCCAGCTCGGCCAGGCTCATGCCGACCTGCCCCCAGCCCTTGGCGCGCAGCAGGCGCCTGGCCTCGTAGCCGTCGGCAAGCAGGTTGCATACGTCGGCCAGGGCTTCAGGCTTGCTGACCGGGTAGCACATGGCCGGACGGTCAGGCACGACACTGCGGATGATTTGGTCGCGGTACATCTCGGCGAGCGGTTTCACGATTCCACCTCTCCAGCACGGATGCCGTAGATCCTGGCGATGTCGGCGGTCGTGACCACGGCGCGCCAGTCGCACCACAGCAGGCGCGAGGTGCGCCGCATGAACTCGGCGTGCGCCAGGTCGGCGCGCTGCTTCATCCAGGCGTCGAAGCCCATGGCCTCGGCGGTCGGCGTCGGGAAGATCAGGCTTTCGTCGGCGATGATCAGCGGGATATCGCCCATGCGCTCGCACAGGATCTCGCCGGGCCGCAACTGCGGACGCAGATGCACGACAGTGGCGCGGCCGGTCAGGTCACGCTCCAGCACCTGTGGCTCGGCGCGGCGCAGCACGATCTCGCTGCCGAGCTGCACGCGCAGACTCGGGATTGGTCGCTCCATGATTACTTCTCGCCGAAGCCCGGGACATCGAGGAAGGTGGTGCTGAACAGGCTGATGAAGAACACCATCGTCCACAGCGCCACGATGGTCCACAGCACGCCATACGCCCAGGCAGGCGCGGCTAGCCGATCGCACAGCAGCCACATCACGATGGCAAACATCAGGGGCGAGCGCGTCGGCAGCGACGACGACTTGATTGCGACCTTCTTCATGGGAACCTCAGAAATAAAAAAACCGCCAGCAGCGCGAACGCTACGGCGGCGATGTCTAAACAGTTGAGTTTGACTAATTCGATCAGACAATTGCGTCAGTGAAGTCTGACGCGAACACGGGCAGATATCGCGTCCCCGCTACTGATACAGTAAGAACTCCAGATTTCTTGGAGGCCGAAATGCCTGATGCTGTATCTGCTGCGCTCAAGATCGGGAAACGGAAATTCCAAACAAACGATCATACTGTTTGGCTCGTAACCTTCGTGACGAATACTACGTTGAAGGGCCAAGTAACCTTCATCGACGGAACTACCTACTCGATCCGTGGGGATAGTTGGTTGTACTTCTTTGATGCACAATCTGTTGTACACCTAAGTCCGGTACTCGAAAAAGGCGCGTTGCGTAGAGCTTATCAAGAGCAGCGGAAAACGGCTTGAGCGGGTGAGTGAGAGTAGGATGATGTCCAGAGATGCGGCCCGCTCGGCAATGGATCGAAATACCGGTACGGACGTGCGACAGCATCAAGGGCTGGGTACTGTCGCGAGTTCCGGTTATCGGTGGCGCGGAGCGCACATTACGAGGCCGGAAGAATGGAGACCTGCAGTTTACACGAATTGTCGGCGTCTGCTCAACAATTCATCACGTTTGTCAGCGCTGGGGCACAGACCGCAGCTTAGCGCCAGCGCGCGCGGCGTGGCTGTCCAGGATGCTGTGCAGTTCGCTCACCATGTTCAGCGTGTGCTCGCGGACGAAGCCGGCCGCCATGGCCAGCTCGGCCTTGCCAGTGCCACAGCAGGGCTTGCAAGTGCGGCTCTCGGTCACGCCAGTGCCGCCGCACGGTTGGCAGTTCCCATCAAGCCAGTGCGCCAGCGAGTGCTCGGCCACCGTACGGTATAGCTTCTGCGCGGCGTCGGCATCCCAGGCGGTGTTCTCGGGCACCCAGCGGCGAGCACGGCCGCGCTTGATCACTTCGGCGGTCCACAGGCGCAGCAGCTGGGCCAGATTGCCGGCGCTGCCTTCGAAGGCCTGGCGCGCGAGCGGGTCGGCGAACTTCACGCGGTGCAGCAGCGGGCCAAGATCGCCCGATACCTCAGCAGCAGCAAAGGCGGCCGCGAGCAGCGGCTCGGCCTGGTGGTGGCGTTCGTCGTCCTTGAGATTCGGCGCGCTCAGTGCGTGAATGTATCGGTCTGCAAATGCCATAGTCGCTGCTCCATAAAGATGAGTCAGCTTAGCATTCGTGAAGGAAATTAACGCCATGCCCGAACTTTTCCAAATGGCAATGTGTCGCATCTATAAGACGGCTACAGGTTGTCTTACAGTAGCAGGCGAAATGCGCGTACTCTGACACTTGAGGCACCACAATTGTTTGCGCAAAGGACATGACGATGCGCCAGCCCACTCGAACTCGTGCTGCGATATATGTACGGATGTCGACCGAAAATCAAAATTACTCGACCGGCCACCAACGTGCCAAGATCCACGAGTACGCTGCGATCCACGGTATCGAGATCGTGCGCGAGTATATGGACGAAGGCAAAAGCGGGCTAGATATCAGACGCCGCCCAGGCTTAATTGAGTTGATCAAAGACGTGCAATCACCTGGCGTCGACTTTCAGCTGATCATTGTGTATGACGTGAGCCGGTGGGGCCGGTTCCAGGATGTGGATGAGGCGGCGTATCACGAACACACCTGCCGCCGCGCCGGGATTAAAGTCGTTTACAGCGGCGAGCAGTTTAGTGACGATGGCACCCCGCTCGGCGCTCTAATGAAAAGCATCAAGCGCACAATGGCTGCGGAATATAGCCGCGAGCTTTCTGCCAAGACGTTTTCAGCACAATGCCGCTTTACGCAGATCGGCTACAAGCAGGGCGGCCACGCCGGCTACGGCCTACGACGCCTGGCGGTTACTAAAGACGGAACACCTCGCCGATTGCTTGAGTATGGGGAAGCCAAGGGCGCCGTGACCGACCGTGTGGTTTTGGTCTTAGGCCCGGATCACGAGGTTGCACTTGTCCGAGACGTCTACAGGCTTTATCTCGAGGATCGGCTGAGCGAGCCTGCGATCGCACGGCGTTTAAATGGCGCCGGAGTGCCTAGCGAATTCGGTCGTCCGTGGACGCATTCTATGGTGAACTCACTGCTCACCAACCCGAAGTACTGCGGAACACTGGTGTTCAATCGTCGGTCCTGCAAGCTCTCTAGCCGACGCACGCGAAACCCTGCGGAAAATTGGGTGCTGAACGAAGGCGCTATCTCCCCAGTCGTGCCACTCGCCTTGTTTGAACAGGCCCAGCGCGAGCGCGCCAGGCGGCTGCGGCGTTACGAGCCTGACGAGCTGCTGTCACTGCTCCGCACTTGCTACGAGATGCATGGCAAGGTGAATGCGCGAATCATCGCCGCCGATCCGGCTATGCCCGATCCCCAGCTGCTTGTCCGGACCTTCGGCTCTCTCATCGCAGCTTACGACGCAGCGGGACTAGCGCCATCAGACGCGCATACATTCGTCGAAACGAAAAGATTGATCGCCATCAAACAAAGGCAGTTGATCTCCAACGTGAATAGCCTCGCGCGCGAGGCTGGGGCCACTGTAGGCGAAGGGGCAATGTCGAACACCCTGGTCCTTAATGGCGCTGTCGTAGTTCAGATTAACGTCGCAATTCAGCGCAGGCCTGCCAAGGGATTTTCGAATTGGCGCGTACGGCCCCAGCCTGGAATCGACTTCTTCATCACTGCGCGGCTCAGCGGCGATACCCACGAGATCATCGACTTCTTCCTCATCCCGGCGAATTGGCTCAGTAACGGGCCACTCTACTTGAAGGAGTCGAACATGGATCACTTTGCGCCCCTCCGCTATCAGTCGCTGGCACCCATGTTCGGCAACCCTTTAGCGGAGAGGATATGAGTGCGCCCACTTTTGGCGTTGCAGCACTTTATGTGCGCGCATCCACGGAACACCAGAACTACTCGACGGGCCACCAAGAGTCCGCGCTGCGTGAATATGCGACCCAGCACGATCTTGAGGTTGTAGCTGTGTACCGCGACGAGGGGCGCAGTGGACTGACCCTTGATGGGCGTAGGGGGCTACTGGCATTGCTGAACGACGTGCAGTCGGGCGAGGCTCCCTACTCCGCGGTGCTAGTGTATGACGTCAGCCGATGGGGGCGCTTCCAAGATGTCGACGAGAGCGCGTACTACGAATATGCGTGCCGGCGCGCTGGTATCTCCGTTGCTTACTGCGCAGAGCCTTTCGAGAACGATGGCTCACCCTTGGCGACGCTGCTCAAGGGCTTGAAGCGTGCCATGGCCGCCGAGTACAGTCGAGAGCTGTCTGGGAAGGTTTTCCGGGCACAGTGCCGGCTCACTGCGGCCGGCTTTAAACAAGGAGGATCCGCTGGTTACGGGCTCAGGCGCGCAAGCATCGCTATCGAGGTAGAGTCACCAAGGTTTTAGAACTCGGCGAGCGAAAGAACCTGCCTACCGACCGAGTCGCCTTTGTCCTTGGCCCACGCGAGGAGGTTGAAGTCGTGCGCGAGATCTTCGAAATGTGCACGGTAAAGAACATGCCGGATACAAGAATCGCCGAGACACTTAACGCCAGAGGGCTAACGAACCAGCACGGACGGCCTTGGTCCGCTCATAACGTCAAGGCGGTGCTCACCAATGAAAAATACGCCGGTACTCTGATTTTTAACCGAAGCACCCAGCGCATGCGAAGTTCGCGCCGGCCTAACGATGCGGACAAGTGGATCCGGCTCGAAGGTGCGTTTCCGAGCATCGTGACTCGTGAATTGTTCGAGCAGACTAGGTGCGAACGCGCGCGCCGTGGGAAGCACTGGACCAACGACGAGATGCTCGACGGCCTGCGAGACATCCTAGTGGAGCATGGCCGGGTGTCGGCTGACCTTATCGACACAAGTGCCCTCCCTTCAACGAAGTCATATGCCTTTCGCTTCCGCTCCTTAGTAGCAGCGTTCGAGGCCGCAGGTGTCTCAAGGTCCTCGCTCTCGCGGTCCACCATTACGCGATACCGCATCCGTTGCGTTACCAAAGACTTATCAGCCGAACTCGAAAAGGCTGCATTACATACCAATGCGGATGTAGAGAAAGTCACTCCGCGCACGTACCGCATCGCCGGCGTTACAGTTCGCGTCCTATGTACCAGGTGCCGCTATGAACGCAGTCACCCATGCTGGAAGGTGACTCTACGACACTTTCCTGCGGTCGACTTTATTATCTGGGCTCGTATGGACGAGCTTAATGAGAGTGTCGCGCGCATTTACCTTATTCCTGTTCACGAGTTTCCTGAGCATCAGTACCTTTGGCCGTCTACTAGAACTTTGAGAGCTTATGAAAGGTTTGCTCACTCATCTATTCGGCATTTGTTCGGGATAACTTAGCAACTCGTCGATTTGTAATAGCTGGTAGGTTTTTTACCTCTTGTGATGGAACTTTCAGTGCTAAGATTATCGCTCATCCGTTGAGACGGAGCAGATAATGAAGCGCACGATATACAGCCGGTACCTTGATTGGAATCTCGATACGGTTGTACGTATTGCCGCCCCAGAGGACGATAATGACGTGGAATCTGTACGCTACTTTGTGCAAGGCGTCGCCAAGCTAGCAGTAGACGCAAAGCGCTCTCTATATTCCTCTCATATCGAGCAAGTTTTCGTCTCCCAGACGTTTACTGACGCAAGCCTCGCTGAACAGTACCACGATGAAACTACGGTTCAGTTACGAGGGATGATCGATCAACTGAAGATCTGAGCTTTCGCTTACAAGTCGCGTGCAACTTTTGCCCGCTCGATGCCTTGCAGCTTACAACCTATCAAACCTGATGGTTTCCTCGGCGAGGCTTCCGGCATAGGATTTTTGAACCTGAATCTGGTGCAGAAATCATGCTCAATATATTCAAGTCGAATGAGTCTCGGCAGGCCGAAAAATGCCGACTCTTGGCAGAGAGCGCTTCGATAGAACCCCTCCTCGAGAGTTGCCATTACTGCGGTTTTATTGTTGAGGTTCATGGGTACCAATTCGAACAGTTTTGCCAGTGTCCGATTGCACGGGAAGCGTTCATGCTTACCGTCGATCGTCGAATACGAGAGCAAGACTTTTCATTCGTTTACATTCACCCGGCATCCAGTGAACTAGATTCAGCGAACGCCCCTCGCGTTGTGTTCGACGCGCGCGGTAAGGTCTTGATGTCATGGGGCATGTAGGCTTCCACTCAGAACGCTCTCGATCCAAAGTTGCGTAGTCCCAGATGAGACTAGCGATGAACATCGATTGACAACGCTCCTGTTCTAGCGCATGGTCATTCTAAAGGGGAGCGTAATGACTATTCCGAAACGATCAGATAATCTCGGAACGCCACAGCCAACGCCGCCGTCCGACAATGAGAGGGCTGCGATGGAACGGGCCTTGGCCCGCGAACACCCTTCAGAACTGTTTGAACGACTTGAGCGCGAGAATGCCGCCTCAAGAGACGGCATGGCCAAAGATCGCAGGACCGGCAGGAGGTAAGCTCACTCTCAGCACTGCAGGGTGATTTCTACCCGCACAGCGCCCGGCTTCTTCCCGTACTCGCGTCGGATCATCACCGGCTCGAACTGGCTGTCGTTTACTCCCAGTGCGTCAGCCACGCCGTCCAGCATCGGCTTGCACGCAGCTAGCAGGTTGTCACGGTCGCGCGCGCGGCGGTCCGGCTGTACGAACGTGATCACCAAAGCCAGCTCGGCGCCGGGCTCGAATCTGTGACCTGTGCTGGCCACCGCTGTCAGCGCCGCTGCGCCGGCGCGCGCCGCTTTACGCAGCGCTACCGTCGATCCCCAGTGCTTTCCCTTCGAGCTGTTTGGGTTCAGGCGACGGTCTGGGAATGGCAGCGTTATCAGTATGGCTGGCTCCGTCCTAGCCACGGCGGCGCTGCTGAGGCGGTCAGGTGCCTGAGAAGCCTTCTTTGCAGTCATTCGATACCCTTCGGTGGCGCTCCCCGCTTGGACTGCGCCACCAGTCGGGCGCCAAAGAACTCAACCTTTTCGGCATCGTACACCCCGTCCTTGTAGCCCCTCTTCGACAGCCCCAGGTACTGTGCGGCGGCGCGGCGCCAGAGAGCCTTGAACGCGTTGCCCTCGGCGTAGTTCATGCCCAGTGCCTCGATAATGTCGTTGCATTCCGCAACGTACGGCGGCAGATCGCTACTCGTCGGGTCTTTGATCTCGACCCGGTAATAAGACACCGATCCGCCTGTGTATTCCTGCTGAAGTTGCGCTGGTGGCGTCATGGCCTGCTCGCTCATCTCATCCTTTCGTTTCGGTTTGGACATCGGTTGTTTCTTGTTTGGCTTCTTGCTTTTCGATCCACCGGCAGCGCGCCGCGCGGGCCTCTTCGCCGGCTGCGCGCGTGAACAGCACGCATGCCGGGTTATTCCAGGCGACGAACGGATTCGTGAGCGGTGTGAAGCTGCCGTCGTACCCCGTGCACCGCCCTTCCCCATGCGCCATGTGCTCGGGATGGCCCTTTGTCGTCAGGCTTTCGCACATGGCGCAGATATCGTCGTCCCGGCGCTCACTGCCGGACCAACCTGTTGCCGAACGCGTCATGCAGCCCTCGGCGTGGGCGCCGGGCGAACCAGGGCCTTGAGGTTGAGGCCGGCCGGCTTCATGCCTCGCTGCTCCGGAGCGTTTGCGGCTGCGTCAGTCGGGCGAATGCGCACCGGTGGCGCCGGCGGCTTGCCGCCGTTATCGATCGCCTCCTTAATGCGACCCTCCCAGCTGTCCGACGACTCGCCCGGCCGCGCCGGTCCGACGCCCACCTCGTTGGCCTTGGCCAGCTTCGCTGCTTCCGACTTCCACCAGGCGCCGCCGGCGGCCGGCCTCTGCTCGGCGGCTGCATCGCGCTGGATCGTCAGCCGGTCCCAGTGCTCGCGCAGCTTCGCCGGACTGAGGATGTTCTGGCGCCAGAACGAGTTGCCGTGTGCCCACTGGAGCAGTTCGCAGATTTCCCGGTGCGTGCGGCTATCGCGCTCGCGCATCAGGCGCACCTCGTTGGCCCAGGCCTTGAAGTTCGGTTCCTTGAACTTGGGTGCGGTGTTGAGGATGGCGCCGTACAGCCAGCGCGCACACTTCTCGTCATCGTCGTTGGCCTGGCGCGGCGTGCGCGGTGTCTTGGCCTTCGGCGCGCGGTCGGCTGCGTCCAGCAGCTCGAGCAGCACAGCCGCGTCGACCAGCACCGCCGGCATGGTCTCGGCCATCTGGCGCAGGGATTCACGGTCAACCATGATCCGCCTCCCCGCTGCGCTGTTTCAGCTGCCACTTCGCCAGCTCGCCAGCAACCCACTCGACGCCCTTAGGGGTGAACTTTGCGGTGTTGAAGGCATGCCCATTACTCTGCGCGGTGCCAGCGCGCATTTCGAAGCGGCCCGCCTCGATGTGCTGTGCGTGCGCGGTCCACTCGCCGTTCAGCGGGTACATGATCTTCGCCTCATGGAGGAATCGCCGGAACTGAGGCTCCTTCACCTGCAACAGCTTCGCCACCTGGCGGAAGGTCATCAGGCCAGTCGATTCAACGTAGCGGCCGACAAACTCCACCGCCGGCGCCGCCGCTTCCAGTTGCGCGGCCTGGGCGGTGATGATGTCCTGCTGGTCGGCGGCCAGGCGCAGCGCGTCGGCGAACGTCTGCGGCAGGGCTGGCAGCGGCGCCGGCGGCGCGAGCGAATACGAGCCAGTCTGGCGGATCGTCGGCAGCACCTCCCTCGTCACCCACCTCTTGAACACCTTCGCCTCGGGCTTGCGGCTGCCCAGGACCAGGGCGTACAGGCCCATCTCGTTGACTGCGACCATCTGCTGCTCGCCGCCGGGGGTCTGGACTGAGCGCAGCCCCTTTTCGTCATCATCGAGGCGGCGGGTCTGCTCGGTACCCAGACCCAGCACCGTGCACACGTCCTGCGCCACGAACCAGGGCACGCCGGCGTCATCGATCACGACGCGGATCTGGACGCCGCCAAACAGGAATGGCGCCGGCGAGCCGCCGGTTAAAGCGCCTGTTAAATTCAACATGCTTCCCATATCGCTTCCTTTCCAATATCGGAGCCGCGTTAGGCGGCTTCCTTCGCCAGCTCACCCATGACGCTGGTCGAGTTGATGTGGTGGCGCACGCGCCGGTCGACCTCGCGGCATGCCCGCTCGACGTCGATGGCGCGGACGTTCTCCAGCTGGGCGTCGTGGCAGTCCAGGCCCTCGCGGATCGCATTGAGCTCGTCGCCACGCATGATCACGCGGTCCAACTTGACGATGCGCTTGCCCACCTCGAGCAGCGCGTCGCGCGCGGCGATCGTGGCCGGACGGAACTCGTTGCCGATGCCCTGCTCACACATGACGTTGGCCATGTTGATCGCGCCAACCAGCAGATCCCAGCCCTCCCGGGTGCCGGAGCCCTGCGCCATGTCGGCCAGGGCCTTGTGGCTGCGGATCTGGATCAGGCGGAGGTGCTCGACGTGGTCGCCGCTCATGCCGCCGAAGATGTTCGTCAGGACGTTGCGAGCGACGTACTTCGGGCGGTATTTCTTGTTGCGTCGATTCGACGGCTTACTCATGCTAGGATTCCTTTCCCATAACAGACGAAGGCTCTCCCATGGCTGCCACCGATGAGATTCGAAACATCGCATACGAACTGAAGCACGGCGATTTCATTGACTTTGAGGTTCTGCATAACGGAGTGTGGAAGCCCGCTCAGCTTGCTGATACCGCAGTTCAAACAATGCGCAGCGGTAGCCAAACCGATCGGCAGGTCTTTGAGACGAACCTCGCTCGGATCGTCGCAGTCGCCAAAAACCGGGCCATTGGCACCCCAGCGGGCGAAAAGATCAAGCTCGGCTCTTACGATTTCTGATCGCATCACGCAGCCTCCCACTCTAGCTGCTGCTGATCGGCTGGCGCCGCTTCACGCTTCGCGACCAAGCCCCTGCACTCGGCCAACAGCTCACGCTGGGTGCCGTAGCGCGCCTCGAAGCGCGCCTTGTACGGGTGCACCGCGATCAGCGTCGTGTTCGGCCCGGTGCCGTCCTGGTGGTGGCCAGCGCACAGCGGCAGCACCAGGAGGTGCGCACCCGGCTTCGTGCGCCCGTCGATGTGGTGCAGGCTGATCACGTGGTTCGTCCAGCCGTCCTTCAGGCACGCGCAGCACGGCAGTTCGCCCATCCGGTCCATGAAGCGCTTTTCGTCGGCCGTCGGCGGGCGGCCCTTCATGCCGCGCGACCTCGTCGTCTTCGACGGCTTCAGCAGCTTCGGCGCGCGGGCGCGGGCCTTGGCCTGGGTGGCAGCGACGCGCAGCAGGCCGGCGCCGGTGGCCGGCGTCTTGAAGCCGGTACCGCGTGACATCGCCGTCTTGCGCTTTAGCGGCTTGCCTGAGCTGAGAGGCGATCGGCGCATCATGCTACGATTCCACAATGACAACCAAGATCACACACTTTCAGCGTTTTCGCGCTCTGTATGCAATTGGCTTGATCGCAGCCGTAGTACTGCTGATCGCCCGGTGGGTTACCCCCGCACAACAATTCGAATGGCCGGCTTGGGTGCAAGCCGTCGGATCTATCGCGGCGATTCTCGCAGCAGTCTGGGTGGGCTCCGATCAAATCGAACAGCAGCTTCGTCGTGACCTGGCCCGTGACGAAGCCGAGACGGAAGGGGTTTTGCGCTCGCTTAAGGCAGAAGTTGAAACGAGCTTGCATTACATGGAACGCGAGGTGGAGCCCGCGCTCGCCAGGATTGCGCCTGGTAACCCGATCACATTTTTGTTCCGATTGCCTGAGCATCCATTCCCAATTTTCGACAGTCTCATACCGAAGATCGCTCTTATTCGAAACACGAAACTGCATCGAAAAATCATTCACACCTACGCAGCGGCAAAAAGCCTTACGCTGACGACAAACACTCACAATGACTTGATGGAGGAGCTGGAGAAGGTCGAAGTTCGATATAGGTCCAAGCCTCCTCTGGCAAGTCAGGTTGAATATGCTGGTGCTTTGCGCGCCGCTACTGAATACAGCGCCACTCTTCGCTCCGCTTACGACGAGACTCTTCGCGAAGTTCGGCAGCTGCTTGAGACTCTGTCGAGCGTTTGCCCAGATCAGGACTGATGACTTCATACCTTTAAGCCCTGTGAAAAGTTTGCCCGTTACGCACTGACCAATCCGGAATGTCTTGGCGGGTGCCGCGCGAGTTCAGCATGTACTTGCGGCTCAGCGGTGGCTGCTTATATGCGGTCGCCTCGCGCGACACGGCGATCTGGCCGACGTACTCGACCTTCGTGACGCCTTCTATCTTGTCGTAGTGCGCACGGGCGAACTCGCTGCAGTTGATCGTATCGTTTTCGCCGAGCGCGAACCAGCCGCTGCTCAGGCAACGCTGGATCAGCTCGCCGCGGCCATGTGGTCGGACGCTGTCACCCATCGCCTTGAACAGTGCTGCCTCGGCCTGGGCGCCGTGCCGGTACATGTAGAAGCCCGCGGTGTATGGGAAGGTGTCCCTGCTGGGGACACGTGGGTTTTGGCTACGATTGCCCATTACTGAGCCCTCCGAATGGTGTACTTGCCGATTTCGCAGCTCGCGGCGTGCGGCTGACCCAGGGCCTGGCGGCATTCGACGCAAACCGACGGCGAGCGAGTGATGTAGGTCATGCGCGCACCTCATGACGGCCGGCGCCGAAGAACGCAGTCACCAGCCAGTCGCGAGCGATCGGAGCGCGCTCGACGCGGATCGAGAACGGAGCGTCGTCCTGCATGATGTGGAAGCGGCGGCTCGGGTCGCGGCCGGCGATGCTGAGCACCGACTTCGATTCGCGCGCGGCGCGCACCGGGACGGTGGTGGCGAGGCTGGCCAAGTAGACCTGGGCCTGCTCCGGCGTGACGGCCAGGGTGTAGACGCGACCCGATGCCGACACGGCGCCGTCAACAGGGGTGGCCAGGGCGATGACGCCGGCGGCGGTCAGGTCGGCAACGTACTTGCGGGCGCCGGATGGGCTGAGCTTCAGCACCCAGGCCAGCTCGTCGGCCGGTAGGTCGCGGGTGAGCAGCTCGGTGACCAAGGTGCGCAGGCGCTCCATGCGCTGGATGGTCTGGCCGTGGGTTACGTGGTGGGCGCGGGTCATTGCTGGCCGCCGATCTCGCCCTGGGCGGCGGCTGCCTTGAAGTCTGCTTCGGTCAGGATGTGACGGTGCAGGGTTTCAGCCCGGAAGACGGCGTCGCCTGGGCGCAGCCAGTCGCACTGCTCGATCAGGTCGGCGAGCGTGCTGGCGGAGAATGGCGTGACCAGGGCAGACCACAGGTCAACCTTGACGTGGCCGGTGGTGGCCAGCTGCGCCGCGCCGACGATGCTCAGGCCCACGTCTTCGGCTTGCTTGATGCGGGCAAACAGGTCGCGCACAGCGCTGTGGTGGTCGGCGTCGATGCAGACCGCCGCGTCGTCGCGCTCGTCCTTCAGGTACGTATTGCACAGGGTGCGAGCGGCGCTCAGCAGGCCGATGGCGGCGAGTTTCCAGTGTGCGTCGCGGGCGGCGAACACGTCCGGCATGGTGCCCAGCGAAGACTGCTCTTCACCGGTTTGCGCCGCCGGCGAAATAGGATGTGCTAACATGCGGTTCTCCGTAGTTGTACTTGTTTCAAGAAAGCTCGATTGCCGTCGAGCTTTTTACTTTTGTAGATCGCGCTGCAAAGGATGTAATTTTCTTTTCGCCTCGGCGTAAGCCGCTGCCGCGTCCTTCTTTTTGTCAAAACGGCCGAGGTTTATCGGCTTACGGTTGACGTAAATCCGGGCTCGCCATTTGCTGCCATCAGGATCAAAATTTACCCCTCTCAATCCAGAGCTTTTGGGCGGCGTGTGTGCCCGGTTTTGATTGTTCTCGGCGACGGACACCAACCGTAAATTAGCGATCCGGTTGTCCGAAGTGATGCCGTTGATATGGTCAACACAGTCAGACGGCGCCTGCCCAAACACATACACCCATGCGAGTCGGTGGGCGCGGTAGCCAACGCCCCGGAAGTAAATTCGGATGTACCCGCCTTTATTCGTTCCTGCAACCATGCCAACCTTGACGCGATTTCCCGTGCGGACCCGATAAGTAAAAACGCCGGTGCTCTCTTCGTAGTTGAAGACTTCTCGCAACTGCGCCTGGCTCGGGAGCTCAACCATGTTTTTTTCCTTGTTCAGTTCTGCTGCTCTGCGACCATCCGGTCGTACTTCTCGCGGCTCATCACATGGCCAGGCTCGATCGGCGCCGGCGCTTGCTCCTCTTCGGGTTGATCCATCTACTTCCTTTCTCTGACGTGGCTCAGTCCTTGGGACTGGTGCCGGGTTATCGTGGTATCGGTGGGGAGCGGGCTACGCCGCCAGCTCGCGGATTTCTTTGACCGGCATGCCCAGGTGCTCGTGGATGCGCAGGATCACCGAGGCGCCCAGCGGCGAGTGGCCGCTGCGGAGCTTGCTGATAATCGGCGGCTTGATATCCAGCTCGCGCGCCAGCGCGGCGTCGCTCTTGATCTGGCAGCGCTCGCGCAGCGTGTCGAGCAGCTTTGCTGCATTCTTCTTTTCGCTCATCTCGTTTATTCCCTGTTTTGGTTGTGCTGGTGACGGCGCCCCCGCCGCCTGGGTGCTGCTCACTTCGAAACCGGCTTCTCCGACATCCCGTCCAGGCGCTCGATCAGCTGCATCATTGGACGGAACGCTCGGAACACCGAGCGGCGCACCGCCGCCACCTCGTGCGGCTCAACGCGGCCGTCCTCGAGCGTCTTGTGCACCTCGTTGGCGACGTCGCCCAGGCGCTGCCAGATGTCCGTGACGTTCTCCAGCACGCCCATGTCCGACGCAGGCTGTTCTTCCAGCTTAGTCAGCACAAACCCGTGCGCCTCGGCCAGTGCATACAGCACCGAGTAATCACCGGTCAGCGACATCACGCGCTCGATGTCGTCGATGGTCACCACGTTGACGTTGTTGTTCGGGTTCGCCTTGTTGCGCAGAATCGTGGGCGACATATCCATGCGAGCAGCCAGTGCAACGCAGCCGCCTGGAGCGTTGTGGACGGTTTGGTGGAATGCGTCTTTGGCGTTCATGCTGTTGCCCTATATAAGAATGATGTTTTTGCAATTCTTCGATGCAACAATGCATCTGTCGAAAACTTGAACCCTGAAGGCCCTGAAATGACTGCTCGCCGTGCTGACCAACTGCCGCAAGATGCCGAACTGGCTTACGGCTTAGGCTCCACCACTGCCGCGCGGTCGGCCGCCGCGGTCATGACGTTGTCGCGCGAGGGTGGTGTGCGGCCGGCGCGGCCGGTGGCGGGCTCAGGATCGGTGGAGCGCCGATTCGGGCACACAGGTTCTTCAGGCTTGCCGCGCACTACCGCCCAGTCAACGTCGGGACGCAACTGTTCGCAGAGCACAGCGCTGTTGGTCAAACGCTCAATCGTCGGGCAGTGCTCAGCGGGCACTCGGCGCCCAGGCAAAGTCCACTGACCGACTGCGCCTTTCGTGACACCGAGACCGTCGGCTAAGGCCTGCATCGAGCCAACGGTTGCGGCTGCTTTTTTCAGCGCTTCATCAGGTGTCATGACGTTTGCTCATTAGTGATCATGGCTTGAGTATAGTAATTCTATACATCGCGGTCAAGCTTTTCTATACCTCTATTGTTTAGATTTCCTATACGATTTCGCTATGGAACTAAAAGCACTAATTGCCGACTACGTGAAGCAGGCTCGCACCGAGGCCGGCATGTCCGGTGCGGCCTTGGGTGCCAAGCTGGCACTTGATCTGGGCACCGAGCGCGGCCACACCAAGGCGAATATCTCCCACTGGGAAAACCAGAAGCACAGTCCCAGCCTGCAGCAGCTCATGGCCATTGCGAAAGTGACGGGCAAAAGCTTGCCCCTTCAAATCGTCACCGCGATGCAGGGCGGCGGCGCCGCGCTATCAGACGAAGATTTGCAAAAATTGTTGCCAGGCGCGATGCGTGTTCGTGTTGTCGAAGACAGCGATCCTTCTCTTACACAGATTCCGAAGGTAAAGCTCCGGCTGTCGGCCGGCATCAGCGGGTTTGAGATCGAGCCTGAGCGGTATGACGGCAGCACTACGACCGTGCCGACTGACTGGATGGAACGGCATGGCTTTAGTCGAGACAAGCTCATCGCCATCCGCGTGCGTGGCGAGAGCATGGAGCCAACGCTCTACGAGGATGACTTGGTGGTGATCAACACTGCCGATAAGCAGCTGGTCGACAGCTATGTGTACGCGGTCAATTACGAGGGTGAGCCTGTCGTGAAGCGCCTTGAGCGCGACGGTGGGCAATGGTGGCTCAAGTCAGACAACCAAGATCAGAGGAAGTACGGTCGGAAGATGTGCCGCGGCGACGCTTGCATCATCATCGGAAGGGTCGTGCGAAAGGAAAGCGAGCGGTTGTAATGCATCACGCGGTTTTGCGCCTGCGCGGAGTGCGCGTGGCGGCAGTATTGGTGGAACGTTCACAGTTGCATGATCAGGTGCTCCTTGCTCAACTGCAGAATCGCTTAGCGTTGCCAGTGATGTTAGTCGCTCAGGACGGGGCGTCGTGGACGGGGGCGAAAGCAAAGGCTCAGTTCGACGCAGAGCCTTACCTGTACGAGCTGCTGTCGAATGACGATATCGACTGGTCGGAGCTCCCTGCCGAGATCGAAGACGAGTTGCCATTTTAGGCGCTACGGCACGCCCTGATGCCGAACTGATCGAGATTGTGATGGCCGCGACACAATGCCCAGGCTGTAACACGTATGTTTCTGTCAAAAGTGCGACAACCTGCCCGCGATGCCAAACTCCACTCCCGCGCAATGGCGACGCTGAGACACCACGCGGCGCCGATGGCAGGCCGCGGACCGGCACATGGACGCCTTCTCCAGCCGCGACACAAGCTCGTCACGCTACGGTCACGCCGGCGGCGCCCCTCCCTACCCCAGGTAGGATGACAATACGGGACTTTGCGACCTGGGCCATGCTAGCCTCAATCGCGCTCCTGATCGCACTGATCGCTTACCGAGTAGTGGTGCCATCTCAGGACAAGCTACATGCGAGGAAGGTTTCAGCTGCGCTGCTCCAATGCCAGCAGCGCATTGCCGGCCTGGCTGAGTACGGCGATGCGGAGACTCCTCCCTACACTAAGAACTATGGCACGAAGGGTGAGTTCTATTTCGCATGGCAGCGGGGCTCATTCCACTTCAAGAATGTCTACGGCGCCCCGGAGAAAATGTCCGCCAGCTGCATCGGCGACCTTGAAACCGGCGAAATCAAGCAGCTGACAATCAACGCAAAAACGATCCTGTGAACGTTGCCGCCAGCCGCGCGGCGCAACAATTGGTTAGATTTTTGGCATTGCTAGCGGGATATACTCAACAGGCGATACGGCACGCACGAATGCCGATCTTGGAATGATATGAAAAAGTTAATCTTACTGGCTGTAGTGATCGCCTTCCTCTCTGGCTGTGCTGCCCAGACTTACCGGACCGCCCGAGCTAACGCAAACATGGTCAAGAACGGGATGACCGTCGCGCAGGCATCAGAGATTCTGGGCATGCCACCAACCCACACAACGGACACCCTTGTGCAATGGCGACGCGGGAACGCTCAGGTGTACACCGCAACACCGTCCGGTGCGATCGAATTCCGTTTAGTCGATGGGAAAATTGTCGATGTTCCGCCAGGAGGGATCTTTGGACCGGAAGCACTTGCTGAGCGTGGCCGACGCCAAGCTATAGAAGCCGAGGAGCGGCGAGTCGCTGCAGAGGCTGCTGCTGCTGAGAAAGCCAAGCAAGACGAGGTTGCGGCGCAGGCGCGCAAGGAAAAGGAAGAACGGGAACAAGCCCAGCGAGTTAAAGACATAGCTGCTGAGCTTGAAGCTGCGGAAAAATCCATCGTTATTTGCAAAGACGCAACTAGCTGCAAGAAGGTTTTTGCGTTGGCACAAATTTACGTCCAGCGCCATTCCGACCAAAAAATTCAAGTTGCTACCGATACCATTATTGAAACATACAACCCGACCGAGGACGGGAAGGTCGCGAT